CACCCTGTTAGTTCAAATAAACTAACCCACCCGGCCATTAAGGATGCCGGGTCCACCAGTATAGGAATACCTACACGATGGAGAGAAACTAAGCGAAGTTGTTACGTCGCTGTCGTTTCACATACCGTGAGTCACCTCTTATAGAGAAGCCACGAAAACGACCAATTGCTTCATAATGGTCCAGATTTTTAACACCGAGCATTAAGCTGATAATACTTTTACGTTTATCAGTTAAGTACACAGATGAATAAAGGTCTGAGCCAGTAAAAAGCTGCCGGTACAAAGCATAACCAATTGCAAAATTATCTTTAAGATTCTTCTGCGTATAGTTAACTTTGTTTTCGTGTGTGAAGAACTTCATTCCGCTAGGATATGAAGGACTCACAAGATGCCCATCTGTTCCGATGTCGGGGCCGTAATTGCAAGCCCTAACTCCCTTCAATACCTTTAGAAGGCGTTGGCGGGTTTTTGGAAACAGATGTCGAATCCCAGTACGTTCCCAATGGTTTAACCAGAGGGTAATAATACGAGGAGACAAGGCATCCTTCAAATAAAAGGGACGAACGTCATCACCATGGAAGTAGTCACCGCCACAGGACTCCCGGAAGGGGCCTGAGGTAAATGATTTCTCTAGGTTAGTATCAAACCCACACTCTTCAAGTACTTTTATGAGGAGCGGGGCGACTGCTGTCGGGACAATTAAATCGTCACCGTAGCAGGATACAACGCCAGAGTCTTCCATCACTTGACAGCAAGCCTTAGCAAGAGCTAAGAAGAGAGCTGTTTCCAATTCGAAAGTGTATCCGTTACCCATACTTGAGAACTTCTGGAATTCATACCAGTTGTTCTCATACGTATATTTGGGCGAACGAGATGCGCTTAGTTTTTGGAACCATGGCCAAGGTAACATATCCATAACAAAGTTATAAGATATGGTATCCGAAGCCGACGATAGGTCTATGGTGGCAGATTTGCCATCAATAGATGCCTGTCGGGCAAGCTTCTTGTGTAGATGCTGTGCATTTTTAATATCGACCCACTTACTTTTACGTAAGCGGTCCCGAATGTGCGAGCCATAGCTTTTTTGGATTACTCCATTGAGCAGAGGTTCGACGCATATCGGGCGATCAGCACGAGCATCTTTGGGGACAAACGTTAAACGGCTTCCCTGAATGACAGAGATCTGGTCAAGAATTCCAGATTCGTCGGTGGTACAAAGTCCGAAGGACTTCACCCACCCAGGGGAGGTATTAAGTAATTCAATACCTAAGCCGAGCGACCCAAGTGTACAATCAATATTCGAGCTCATTTTATGATAAGCCGAAGTCTTTTTTGTTACACTAAAACTGGAGCCAGGGCCAAAGCCAAAAGGCAGTTGATCCAAAGTTGGTACCGTACCTAACATACGGGCAAGCAAACGCTGCGCCCTATGTAGGACCTCTTGAGTGGATGAAGATAAATCCCATTCACGAAAGCGGTTATTAGTCTGAGCACATTTTACTTCTGCATCAATGAATTTCCTGATAGCCTTTTCACGCGGATCTCCGCATGAAGGCCAAAAGGGAAACTTTTTAATGACAGCGATAATTTGCGCATCAGCTAAATACGAAACCGACTCAGTATAAAGACCTGGGTCTAATGGTAAGTTAACTAATTGGCTGTACTCTTTATAACGTAAAAGCGTAAGAGCTTTAAGCGCAAAAAGAGAGCCACACTCCTTACAGAGTGAAGTTAACACTGTGGTCAGAAGAGGAACTGTGTCATTCTGATCTAGCATGGAATCCCATGCTATACATGGATGATTGGTCGTCATCTTTTCTTATCCTTAAGGTGAGGCAGCCTAAGGCTGCCGTAAATATGAGAACGTTACCCTAGTAAGGGAATGCTCCATCTTTTACTGCACTAGCAATAACAGCTTCAGCACTCAACGACGCGTTTCGCGCCACAAGTTGCTCAGAAGTTGCTACTGGTGCATCATCAGGGATAAGATAGATTGTACGCGCCGATACATACTTTGTAACAGTAATACCGTTAACCTGGGCCTCGTATGGAACCGTTACTACTGATTCCACACGGCGATCAACTTTGCTTGTGGCAGCACGCATGCTTAACTTCACCTTCTCGCGTAAAGCGGTAGATGAAGCAGCAAGTAGTGCCCATAAAGCAGTGAATCCAGATTTGTGTTGCACGTCAAACGTGTTTGTCGTTGAATCTTTGTTTGTCAACGACAGGGCTTGTATCTCAGCCATTAGCTTACTCCTTGGAGTGGTTAAAGTTAAAACTTCCTTTTCTTAGGCGGTTCGTTAAAGATCCGACTAAGAGTATTTCGCAGTAATGCGATGGAAGTTAATGTTTTCCCGACATTCATCATGTCGGAGAGGTCTTTGGATCTCGGGCGATCAACTGAATGGTCAGTTACAGAAGTTCTTTCGAACCTTTGCAACTTAACATTAGTGAAAGCGCCGAAGACACGCGTATAACCGCGCGAATTTGCTGTGGTACAACCATCAAAACTGTCTTGTCCGCTACATGTAACTACGTTACTGCGGCAAGAGTCAGCAAGATGGACTCCTGTTGGGATGGTACGATTTTGTAACCATTCACCGATTGGTACAAACCAATCTGCAACAAAAGAACCGGGCAAACTCTCCCATGCCACAAAGGCAGGGTTGTCTAATCCAAGAATAGAGGAGGGGCGACTCTCATTAACGCGGATACGGTAGGCTAGGTGACACTTAGCCTTCCAACGCCAGTCATTTGACCGGGTCCACGGAAGAGGGTAACCCCTATAATACTCATTACCAGAAACCTGGTTAAAGTATGTATCTTTAGACTCAGAGCCAGCATGAATGATGATATCATCATTACGTTCATGGCTAAGTAAGGCAGCGGCATTGGCGGCGTTGAAAACGTCACCTAGCAGCGGCCTCCATCCATAGGATAACTCCATATGGACATTCAGTACGGTATCACCGTAGTGCCGAGGATAAAGAACTCTATTACGCAACTTGCGTTGTACATGTCTTGGAGGAGGACGACCCCCCCAAATGCGAAAAGCTTTGTCAATTTGACCCCGTTTTAGTGCAAGCACTGACTGGGTTAATTTCGTAGCTGTTCCGGTGACAAGTGAGGCTGTTTTACCAGCTTCCACAAGTGTGACACCAAGACTAAACTCGCTGTTCCTAATCTTCTTATTAATCTTGATTTTCGCATCATTAAATGCTTGATCAAGAGAAGGAGAGTAAAGGTCCACCGGGGACTGCCGATAAGGCAAACTTCGGGAAGCATTCTCGTCTGTAACAGTAGTGGTCCGACCGTAATAGGTCTGGATCCGCCGTACATGCGGGTGCTCCGAGTCTTGTCGATGACGTGTATAAGGTTGCATAGGCAAAAATAAGCCTTTAGCAAGTACCTCATGGTAATTACTAGTAGTATTACGGATTCGCCAATTTTGGAGACTAGTCTCCTCATTGTTGATTTCGTGCATATGTCCTGGTAAATACTCCATTAAAGGAACCTCCTATATACATTTCAGTGAGTGTCATTCTTGAACATTATTTACCTTTAGGCTTAGCAGCCTTTAGGATGTTCGAGAGTGCGTTTAATATAAGCGAAAGTGTATTTAATAACTTAAGCATATTATTGACCTCATTGGGAAAGAGTGCATTATTGCGCCCGAAAGGCCGCCAATCAAGGAAGATTGGCGCT